GGCGGAGCTTTGTCTAAGCTCCGTCATTCGTCACCCCGAGAGGCTCGTAAGTCTCTTGGGCACGAATTTCTCAACTATCAATTTGGTTGGGTACCCTTTGTCGGTGATCTCAAGGATCTTTCCAAGAGTATCACCCACTCTGATTCTGTGATTTCACAGTATGAGCGTGATTCAGGCAAAGTGGTACGGAGGTCTTATGGCTTCCCAGACGAGGTCTCCACTGATTACACGGTTATTGCTGATCCCGCGAACCCTTGGTTCTCGCCCAGTAGTAGCGTCATGTATGTTAGTGGAGCAATCGCAACGGGAAAGGTTATCCGAACTTGGGAGCAGACGCGTAAGTGCTGGTTTTCCGGCGCTTTCACGTACTACATCCCTTCTGGTGGTAACACCAGAGATCGGATGGCCAGACAGGTAATTGAAGCTAAAAAGCTTCTAGGTGTAAGACTTACACCTACAGCTGTCTGGAACCTTACCCCGTGGAGCTGGGGTATCGATTGGTTCACCAATGCAGGCGATGTTCTTAAGAACCTCGATGCATGGATCATCGATAACCAGGTGTTGGTGTACGGGTATATAATGGAACATACTGTTTCAAAGTATACCTATACATATCTACCTCCTACGGCTTTTCAGTCGCGGGATGTATTCCCTCCGTCTATTTCCTTCATTTCTGAAGTGAAACAACGGCGGAAGGCAACACCCTATGGGTTCGGCTACCAGTGGGACGGTTTGTCCGGCCTACAAAAAGCCATACTTATTGCCCTTGGTTTGACCAAGTGGAGATAAGTGATGTTCTTTTCTGCGTCAAAACGCCAATGGGAGTCTAACCGGGCTCCTAGGAGTGATGCTCATGTCGTTCACCGATCCGTTGTCCGTGACCATCGCGCCGGCGAGCGCTGTCAGCCTCCCACGCACAAGCGTGGAAGAGGATGAGAGTGTCTACACCAGCGCCGATGGCCTGATCGTCGTTACCGCAAGCCACGATGTGGGCAAGCGGACGCGACGGTTGCTGCGGATCGACACTTCGAAGATCACCTCCGATCCGTTCCGGCCTGCGGAGAACGTCAAAGTTTCCATGTCAAACTACATGGTCTTCGACCTCCCCCCTGCCGGTTACACGAACGCGGAGGCGCTCGCAGTGTACACGGGCTTCAAGTCCATGTTCACTGCGTCTTCGGACGCCCTGATCACCAAGCTGCTCGGTGGCGAGTCGTAATAATTACGACTCGTGGCACTGAGACTACAGCTTCGTGATTTCGGGTGTCAACTGAAAACAATGGCCACGACAAGATTCCTGAGAAGGAAGTCTTGCCCTATGGCCATTATCACCTATCTTCCCGTAGAAAGGGATATGGTAGGCGTCGCACTGACGAACCACAGGTGACATTTAGCAAAAAGCTTCTTGTTACCGTTGTGGCTCTTGTCAATGCGGTTTTCTGGTTGAGTGATAAGCTCGTATGGGCACAACATCTGTGTCCATAACTTGCTTGTGAACTCGATCTTTGTCGATGACCCTTAATCGGGAGATCGGCGTTGATCGTGGCTTGACGACAGAGCTAGGGATCTGCCACCTCTGATAAGGAGGGACAGTGAAAAGCCTGACGTCACTCTGGTCCTGTACGGCATCTGAAATGGCCGTACGATGTTGCACTAGCGCCACTCTCGACATAAAAACTGTCGAGAGTCGAACCGAACACGAGGGGCTATCGTTTTTGGCGATAACCCTGGCGGACCTTGGCAAGTCGTTCCAAAGATGGCTTGATCAAGGTTTCGTCGTCCCTTCGGACGTTCCGGCCTTTGGCCGTGGACGTCTTACTGGTCTCCCCGTATTTCTACGAGGTTTCCTTGGACGTGTGTTCGATTCTTGTAGTGGCACGTTGCTGGATGAACCAGACATTGAAGCAATTTTTGCCATTCGTCAACTTACGTTGATGTTTAGCAAAATCGCTCTCCCTCAAGATGACCCTTCCAGGCCATCTACGCGGGTTGTAAGCCCACGTCGTGAGAGACGTGCAATGTCTGAGTATGTCCAGACTGAGCAGGATGTTAGGAGATCTGATTCTCTTTTGGATCCTTCTTACATGAAGGACTTCAAAAGAGTCTCTAGTTTGCTCTTTTCTGATCTTTTCTCCAAAGTGGATAGAGATATCCACTGGGGTAGGATCAGATTTAAGCATGGTCCGGGCACTGTCGCTGATAGACTTAGTAGTAATGCTAAGTGGAATCAGCGAACCTGGACCACTCGCCTCAACAGCGTTTTTCCTGCTGTTGAAGCCCTTGGTGTGAATAACTCTTTCAGAGAGGAAGTCACATCAAGGCTTAACATCCTCGAACCCGGTTCGGAGATTCCCGTCAGGGTAATCACCGTTCCTAAGACGCTCAAAACTCCTCGTATTATTGCCATTGAACCCACTGCTATGCAATATGCACAGCAGGGGATCCTTGGCAGTATACTCGACGCGTTTAAGGAGGATGGTTTCCTCTCGCGCGTTATCGGTTTTGATGATCAAGAGCCTAATCGGCTTATGGCATCAAGAGGTTCACACAGTGGTGACCTCGCAACACTCGATTTGAGTGAAGCTTCCGATAGGGTTTCGAATCAGCATGTAAGGGCGATGCTCGAAGACTTCCCGGAATTGCTACGGGCGGTCGACGGGTCTCGCTCCCGAATGGCTGATGTACCTGGCCATGGCGTTATTCGCCTTGCCAAGTTCGCCTCTATGGGTTCAGCTCTCTGCTTTCCCTTCGAAGCCATGGTCTTCTTGACCCTGATCTTCATGGGAATAGAAAGGGAGCTCAACGCTCCGCTTTCTCGGAATATCCTTGTCAAGGAATTTTCCGAGCAGGTGCGTGTCTTTGGTGACGATTTGATCGTTCCCAGAGACTATGTGCTGTCCGTCGTCGATGAGCTACACCTTTTCGGGTATGTAGTCAACATCGGCAAGAGTTACTGGACCGGAAGGTTCAGGGAGTCTTGCGGCAGAGAGTATTTTGATGGCCATGACGTTAGTATTGTCAAGGTCCGTCAAATACTTCCTACACGACGGCAGGACGCGAGTGGCATTATATCGGCTGTTTCCTTGCGAAACCAGTTTTACTGGTCTAGCCTTTGGAAATCAGCTGGTTGGATGGATGCCTATTTGTCTAGGCTTTTGAAAGCCTATCCAAATGTGGCTCCATCCTCGCCACTGCTAGGGCGGGAATCGGCGCTGGGTTATCAATTCCAACGCCTTCATCCTAATTACCACAGCCCCCTAACCAAGGGCTACTATGTGGTATCCAAAGCTCCTCGAGATCCTCTCGATGGGCATGGAGCCCTGCTTAAGTGTCTCTCCCGGAAGCCATGGCAGCCTTTCGCTTTGCGAAAAGCTTCTTATGCTTCCGACATTGACGTTGCGAGCGTCGATGATGAGCACTTGGAGCGTTCTGGACGCCCCGAGCACGTCAACATCAAGCTCGGGTGGGGATCACCCTTTTAAGGGTGGTCGGGGGCATGTTTTGC